GGGATCTCAAAGTCTACCTCCGATCCGCTACGGTCTTCCAATGTGTTCAGCCCAAACAACATGGGTATAAGCTAGCTTTGTTAACGCAGCTTAAAGTGATTTTTGATAAAATCTCAATCACGGTTTCTTTTTAGGAGGGAGTGAAGGTGGTTTTTGTGTCAACTTCTTTTGGGTAGTTTTTGAAAGTGGAGGTTGATTTTTAATGGGGGGGAGTGACTTGACAGTAGTTTGACTCTTCAAGCCTTTTTGCTTTAACAATTCAGTTATCATTCGTTCCAGTTCGGCAATTCGTTTTTCGTCTTTATTTATAGTAGAAGAATCACCATTAAAAGCTTTCCGAGCCGCAGCAAATGCAGCCCCAGCACCCTGAGCTAATGGGTGTGGAAAAGACAACAAACCAGTCTGTAGTATATCAGCAAGACCACTCACAATTCGATCGCCCCACGAGCCTTCGTCATTTTCTTTAAACATGACGGCCGGAGGAGCCTTGGCCATAACTCTAGAATATAATTCAAGAGCCAGTGGGTCAAAATGTGCAGTGGGAGTTGCCAAAACAACAATAGAGGGTTCATTATCATTTGGAAATCTTTCGATGATCAACGAACACGAAGAGTGAGGGTAGTTTCCTCACTCAGGCCAGTAAACATAGCAATGTTAGCATTGCAAGGAACAAAACCAGGATTTTTAGTAGGTACATATCTAGCACCAATCACTGGAAAGACAGCTGAAGCCAAAGTAATAGAACGCCAATTAGGATGATTAGCGTTAGAGATTACATTAAATTCATCATCAGTCCACAGGGGATATTTGGGAATAGCAGCAGGAGGATATTCACCAATTGAAAGAAGTTGAGGGACACAATACATGCCTTCACCAGCTTCCCAAGAAACATTATTAGGAAGAAGTGTCATTTGAGCTAAAGTATTGGGTACGGTTCTTACTTGAAAAGCTGAAACTGGAGACCAATTAACAGCATCATTGTAGAGATCTACGGTAGCAGTATCAAAACCAGATTGATTCATAGCAGCACAAGTAACAGTACCTTGTTTATTAAGAGCACTAGTAGTGTTACACGCTTCAAAGGCGAGACCAGCAACTTTGAAAGGACCTTGTAGATATGGATCATCTATTTTAAGGCCAGTTGTATTGGAATCTCCGAATTCGGAAAACGGCAATCCATCCGCAGCAAAATCAACTTGAACAGGCCACATCACAACAGAAGCATCCGATGTTTTAACTCCAGTACTAGAGATAAAATTATAATTAACTGTAGAACAGTTGGATGCAACAGGATTGTTGTAGATACGGCACGCCCAATTACCAGCGGATAGACCGCCAGGTTTGACAATGCTTAGGGACCCAGTTACCGCACAGACAACAGAATTCCCAATACTTTGATCAGGAATTCCACAGATGGCTGGGGAAGGGTGTTTAAAAGGATCAGTCGCTTCGAGAACCCAGGTCATTCCTTTAGAAGAAATAGTTCCGGTCTTCTCAGCAGCAGCTAAGATGCGTTCGCTGTTGTTCAGCTTTGGTTTTGAAGGGATAGAAAGAGTGGAATTCTCAAACATATGAATAGAAGATAGACTTACTAAGGGAAACGTTTGTTTCCACCAAGGGCTATCAGCAAGACCCGTTATCCACTATCGCGCGAGGGGCATAAAACCCTTATTTCGCAGTGGCGCGCTAACATCGTATAAGTAAAATTATCCATAATCAACAGCCTTCAAAAGATTGAAAGCTGGATGAAAAAGGAAAGTGGGAATTTTTGGAATAGAAAGAATGAGTTTTTCAATCGTTTCAACTTCAATATTGTACCGTTGATTGATTAGACTTATGATAGGATCTCTGTCTATCTCAATAGAAGGGCCAGTTAAATCAGGACGATAATGATAGGCTTGTTCATCAAAATTAGTGGAAAATAGTCCCAACATCCTCATCTTATACAGAAAAGGACCCAGAATAGGATAATTATCCGGAACACAGCTATATGATTGTGAGATAGCGTAAGCAATTTGTTGCAAACTTATTTGATAGCTAGTTCTTTTATAAATTTTGGTAGGATTAGTCATACATTTACCCAATTTTAAAATGGCTGATGGAAGAGGGAGCCAAACCGTACGGTCTTTACATGGAAACCACCAACCTTTCAAGAATGTTAAACCATAAAATTCTTGTCGGTGGACGGCTTTGACGATAAAACCTAGTTCAGCCCCGGCGGCAGCAACATCGTCTTCAAAACGAAATTCATTCATGAAGAAATGGATATACATTATAAGAGTTGAAACACAATTTTGGACAGTGGTTCGTGAGCTACCAGTTGGCATTTGCCAACCAGCCTTACCTTTAATTTTGATAGTTTTACCTGAACTTGTATAATCAGCACAACTTTCAGCATACCATAATTGTTGGATTTCCCATGGAACTCCAATCGTTGATAGCCATTCGAGGGCACTTAGCATTAAAGCTCCTTCACCTTCAGATTGATCAAAAGCCGTTTGATCTGCTTCCACAAATCGTAGTCTTTTGGTCTTCGAGTCAAAGAACGATGCAGCTGAATCATCTCCAGCCACCGCTATAGTGGGCTCTGTTCGGATTCTTTCACCGAGTTGTGCCAATTGTTCCGCGTTCATACCACTACCAATATAAAAATTAAATTCCGTAGAACCTATTTTAAATTTATTGCCATCAAAAGTTCGTTTAAGAACTTCCATAGCCGCATAGGCCCATGGGAGTGTTAAAGATTGACTTTTGGGGTCAATATTGGTAATTGCTCTTGGTTTTAAATCACCATCCGCTTTTATAATTTCGTCTATTTTAACGTGTATTTCTTTCTTCATTTTAGAATATTCCCCTTTTTCCTCCACGGCTTTTACAGCCAATAATAGGCGATCCTTCTTCATGCCACCCATCTTGGAAGCAATGCTTTCAATGGTAGGCAACAAAGTCGCATCGATAGTTAATAACATATCAGAAAACAATCGACCCAATATTTTCCAGCGGGCATTAATTGTTTTGACAGAAAATTTCAATTCCAAAGGTCTATGTATGCGATGAGTAATAGCGACTAACAAATTATGGTCAGTACGTGCAGGTTTATACATCAAAGCATTTGTAGGTAAAAAGCAATGTATCATATTTTGAGATTGTGGAATTTCCTGTTGGATAGTAATATTCATAGCTTCAGCTGCTGATATTTCAACCCCATTAAGCGTGATCTGTACAGATCCTCTATAATTATCAGGAGGAGTTGAAATTAATGATTGAGACGGGGGCAAGATATTATTATTAGTAATATCTTCATAACCGATATCGTCAACGACATACGTTTTTAAAGTTTTCCGAACTTCTTGGAAAATGGACCAGTGGTTTGACCCCGGACTCTTAGATTTCCAAACGGGAAAGTATTTATATAAAAAACCAAACAATAAAGCTAAGCAACCTATAGGGAGATAATCGAAATAATCGCAAGCCATAGGTGCAACTTCCCAAGTGTAGCCAGATGAGAAAAAGTTTATAGGGACATTTTTTTTTACCAAACTTTTACAAAATTCAAATCCTTTCTCCACCATAGCGATTCCTTTATACACAACTTTACTGGGTAACTCCAATAAAACGTTGACCGGAAGAGGATTCTCAGGGACACCTCTACGCAGCATGGGGCTCGAACCATCTAAATACAAAATAGACGGTACAACCACATCTGGACCTAAAGTGTCCCAGTTTTTAATAATGAATCTCCTTCCAAGGAAAAAGAAAGTGAAGAAAGAACCATTTATAATAGTTCTTAAAAAATGTTGCCACATCAAACCTTTCTCTTCTTGTTGTTTACGAGGAGAAATTTGAGGAGAGGGCCAAATCGTTTGAATTTGTTTAGAAACGGAATTAGTTCCGTAACGCATTAGTCGATGAACACCTTCGGCAAAGTGAGCACCAGTCAAGAAAGCGAAGCCTAGGCAAATAAACTCAGTGACTTTACGAAATTCATCCAAAGTCAACTGACCTTTATTACGTGCCAAGAGATTCCACAACAAATGGACATTAGAACTAATTGTAAACCGCAACCACAGAGGGATTGGAAAAAATTGAAGGCCTAAAGTGAGTAAATGCATCAAGAAAGGTAAAATTTTCTTGTGTTTTATAAACTCATAACAGGGCATGATTATCCCTGCAGGCGTCAATTTAATTAACTCTTCTATGAATATTTTGATCACATCGACATGTTTACACATGCCAAAAGCTTTCAAAATACCTATAATCATAGGAGGTATAAATCCGACAGTTGCAGCCAACACATAAGCAGGAAAATAATTATCTTGCTCTAATTTATTAGCCCTTATATCGAGAAGTTGTTGTTCTGTTGACATCAAGGTTGATTTTATTTGATAGAGATTAAAGACCTTTTCTTCGCGATCTTTAAATAAAGCAGCATAAGCAGTACCTCTTACTATTTGAGAAGCAAACTCTGGAAAAGTTTGCTTAATTGCCAGATACTCTGGATCCTTCTCTAAAGAACTTTGAGCACTATGCATAATAGTATCTAAATTATATCCAGCTGTTGATCGAAGAGCGGCTTTTGGAGCTAGCTCTGCAGCTATAACCCTACTATATACAATTTCAGTATCTTTTGCAGAATCTGAAAGAAAGGGTTTTAAAAAAGGGATATAATAAGTTACCAGGGAAAAATTGCCACTGAAACTCAACATTTCACGGACATATTTACCTTGCATAGGTGGATTTGGAATTAGTTCAATAGGAAGAATAGCTTCAGGAGTAACTTTAATAATAAAGAAAGGACCGATCGTATTTTGATATGCTATTGCCAAACCCCCGTAAGATCGACTTTGAAAGAGCCAATTTATATCGGGGTGAGGGTGATAGAGTGGACTGGAAGCATCAGGACGAAAGACAATATTTTGGTTCCTATCTCTCATCCATACACCTTCAGTACGGGAAGTTCCATCGTTTTGATAAAACTCTGCACCAGCCTCACCTTCAAATTTCCGTGCAATAATATATACGGAGCGGTCTTGAACCATCTCACATAATTGCAACAACCATTCAGGATCTAAAGGACGATGAGGACTTATTCCAGCTTGATAAACATCTGAAATAACACATGCATCATAGATTTTTCGGTTGAATGGTGTTCTATGGAAATTTCTTGCTTCATCCCCACCTACGGGTACAGTGGGACTGATTGACCAAGAGATTGATAAATTGGAAGCTTTGACAGAATGACTTTGCGGGTTAAACTTGGTTTCCCGATTCGCACCAAACCAACTTAAAATATCCATATGTCTCTTATTCTTCCCGACAGCTCGTAAGAAGAATAATTGAGCATAAAGACGACAAAAAGCCGATATTGAATGTGAATTTGCATCCATCACTTTCTTAGGGTGATGTTCCAGGCCGTTATTCAAAACGAAAGCCATTAAAGGTTTATCATTTTGATTAACATCAACTGTAACATTTTGAGCCCATTGAGAAATCGAAAAGAATTGAGGGTTTGGAGTGGTTTTCCCGCCAACTACGGGACCACCGGTATTGGGTGGATTTGGCCCACCAGGAGGGGGCGTTTTAGGAGGACCACCAGATGTAGGTGGATTTAATGGAGGAGATACTGGTGGAACAACAGGGGGGGACCCTTTTGGACCATTACGGGGATTTTTCCCTTTATCTTTGTATCTTTCCTTTTTAGGTTTCTGTTTGTCAGAAACCTTGCCTTCAGTATGCGAAGTCGCGCTTGGCTTTTTGGCCGGTTCATCTTCCATTTTACGAGAACTAAAATCCTTAGATTTTCTTTCCCGTCGTGGTCGAGGTTCCGACTTTTCAGTCAAACCCGTTGGCTTCGGATCTTTAGGTTTTGATTGGGACAATTTTTTATTAGTCTTAACGGCTACATCCTTAGATTTAGTCGGTTTCATTGTGTAAAAAACAGCGCAAATTCCTTAGAATTAATCGTACGCAGTGAAGGTTTTTATGGGTATTCTAAATACCCAATGGCC